TAGAACAACAGATAGGAAATGATACTGCTCGTGAATTAGGGCCTTTGAAATATTTATCGAATTTATTAGACATAGAAATGGATAAAATCATTAATTGGTTTTTACTATTAATTATTTTTGTATTTGATCCATTAGCTATATCTATGGTGGTAGCCGCAAATTTTGCATTTACTCAAATAAAACCTAAAAATAGAAATGAAGATTATTTTATAAATCGTAATCGCGAATTAGAACGTAGAGTAGAAGGAAGTTTACCAGAAGGAGCGGAATGGGGTAAATATTATTCTCTTAAAGATAACAATTATTTTGATCCTAATGATGTTGATGAATTGAAACATTGGCAAGAAGAATTAGAGAAAGATGAAAATCTAGAAATTACAGACGATGATGAAAAACGAATGGATGTAATTGGTCAGAATGGAAATGATGGTTTACATTATGATACCGGTTCAATCGAACATATAGAAAAAGATATATATAACGAAAAAGAAAAGAAAGATCCACCAACTCGTACTCGCGGTAGTGGATATTGGTTTTAAATAATAAATAATAATTATGGCTAGAAAGAAAAAAGTTACACATCAATTTAAATCTCGTATACGAGATGGTCAACACGAAATGATCTGCAGAAATAGTATTGCAGATGAATCTTATTTTGCATGGGAACATTTAAAAGACTCTACACGATGTAATCGTTGGACAAGAGTTACAGCTAATACAACATCTGTGTTATGTTCTTTTTGTACATGTAAAACAGTACCACCTCCTGAAATACGTAAAGGATATGTATCTAAAGGACGACCGCGTGGCTGGCAATTTATGAAAGAGTTTGTTGATAAGGATGGAAATGTATTTCATAAAGGTGTTGAGCAAACTAAACTTAAAGGTACTCGTCCTGTTACAAAAATAGAACCTAAGCAATCTAAACGTAAATTATCTAAAGGCGAAAAAGCTAATTTAGAGCAGTCTATATTACAACAAATGGCTATGGTTAGAGGTCAGGTAAAGAAGGCTCGATTTAAAAAGGATATCAAGTCGGGTCAATCACAATTAAAACGTTTAGAACGTTCATTGACAAAGATTCGATAATGGATATACAAAACAAATATGAAATATTAGATACTTCCGATTGGTCTGTATGGAAAAATAAATATCTAGATCCTATTATTCAAAATGGCGAATGGGATTTAATAATAGATCACCTAGGCGATGAAGTATATGAATTTCCACTTTTTACAAAAAAGTTTTGTAATGAAATAATTGAAATGACTGAAGAATTAAATAATTGGACATATGCTAGACATAAGTATTATCCAACTACTGATGTGTTATTGCAAGATATTGGTATGAATGATATTTACAATAAGGTTATTAACGAAATAATTCGTCCAATGGTAATTCATATTTGGACATTACAAGGTAAGAATTGGGATAAATTAAATTCAGAAAATTTTCTTGCAAGATATCTACCAGATGCTCAATCGCATTTATCTTTACATCATGATCATAGTCATTTAAGTTTAGTTGTCAAATTAAACGATGAATTTGAAGGTGGTGGAACATACTTTCCTAAATATAATTTATTATCAAATCCTAAACGGATTGGAACAGGTACTATACATCCTGGACAAATAACTCATAGGCATGGCGCTAGACCTATTTATTCAGGTAAACGATATATCATTGTTTCATTTATAAAACAAAATAGTTATAATATTTAAAAAAGATTTAATAATTCTTTGAATGTTGTAAAAAATTCTTTATATTTAATAAATTAATAAAGGTAATAGATGAGTATATACGACGAAAAGGTTCCAGAAACGAATCAGAATATAAAAGAAAAAGAAGAAAATGGCTCATTATATGAAGCCTTGCATAATCAACTAGCAACTTTAGTCGATTATAATGATTCAATAATATTTCTTAATGATGAAATAAATGATCATACATTAACTGATCTTATTATACGCATGCGAAGTTTGCTACAAAATCGTGAAGACAAAAAAGCACCAGTTAATTTAATGATAAATTCGCCAGGCGGTGATGTTCATGAAATGTTAGGTATTATTGATTATATGGAATCATTAGATGTTAAAGTTAATACAATCTGCAGAGGTAGAGCATTTTCTGCCGCGGCAATTATACTAGCATGTGGTACTGGTAACAGAATGATGAGTAAACGATCAACTGTCATGTTTCATCAATCATCTAGTTTTTTAGGAGGTAAGATGAGTGACATATCCGCGTACTTAGATAATGTTAAAAATATAGAGAAAACTATATATGATATATTAGCAGAAAAAACTAATAAAGATCAAGCATGGTGGAAAGATAATATGAAATCAGATTTATATTTAACCGCTGAGCAATTAAAAGAATATAACGTAATTGATACAATAATATGAAATTAACAGCAAATCAAATAGCAGAAAATTGGGACGAATTATTAAACGTAATTAAAACAGAATTTACAGGAACTCGTAAAGATAAATTATTAGCAATGTATACTGATATGGAAGATCGTATGGCCATGGCACCGGCTTCATCTTATAGTCATTTTCATAACGCATTTGCCGGCGGATATGTTGAACATGTTTTGCGTGTAATAAAATGTGCTAAAAAAGTATATACATTATGGACAGATATGGAAGCTGATATGTCTGGTTATACATATGAAGAGCTTATCTTTACCGCATTAAATCATGATATTGGTAAGATGGGATTTCCTGGCGATGGTAATGAAGTTTATCAGTGGAATGATTCTGAATGGCATAGAAAGAATCAAGGTAAGGAATATAAAATTAATCCTAATAATCCGTTTACGTTAGTAAATGATTTATCTATCTGGTTACTACAACATTATGGAATTGAAATTTCATGGAATGAAATGTTAGGCATTAAATTAACAGATGGGTTATATGACGATTCTAATAAACCTTATTTTATATCTAGGTCAGCTGATGCAAAATTAAAAACAAATTTGGGTTATGTAATGCATCAAGCCGATTCAATGGCTGCTAGAATAGAGTATGAACGTTGGAATAATAATAAACCTATTACTAGTAATGCTCCTAAAAAGAAAATAACTAGTCCGCAAACTCAAATTAATGCTAATAAAATGTTTAACGAGTTATTTGGAGATTAATACATGACAACAATTATAATATTATCAGTAATACTAACTATTTCTATTTTAATTAATTTTAATCAAATGCGAAAACAAGAAGCATTAGAAGAATATATCGAAGAGTTAGAAAATTCTAATACAGAATATTATCAATTTTTTACAACTTTAAAATCACGCATGAATGAATCAAATTCCAAATTAAAACAAATCGATCGGTTAGGTTCTTTTGAAGCTGATGATGAAACTGGATTTATTTTTACTGAATTACGTGATATGGTTGATGAATTAAATAAAGGATTTTAATGAAAAAATTAAGTCCTGTAGATAAATTTTATGAATGGTTGGCGTTAGAACAAGCTGATATTGAAACTAATGGTCCTAAAAAACGTCGTGGTCGTAAACCTACTAAAAATATGTATTTTACATATATAACTGATAAAGCAATTATTGCGTATAATAAAGAGTCTAGTTATGCTAAACGTAATAAAGTATTTCGTGAACATATTAATTATCCTTTTAATAAATTAGTAGAAAATATTTATCATACATTTCGATTTTCATATTTTGACGTTCCATATGAAGATATTAAAGCAGAAGTTGTTGCATTTTTAACTGAAAAAATAGGAAAATTTCAAGAAGGTAAAGGAAAGGCGTTTTCTTATTTTTCAATAGTTGCTAAAAATTATCTTATCATACAAAATAATGCAAATTATGCTAAAATGAAATTACGAACTGATACTACTGAAATTGATGCTAATAGAAATGTTAGTGCAGAAGTAGCATTATCTGATCATCAAGATTCGTTACGTGATTTTACTGATTTATGGGTAGATTGGTATGATGATCATATAAATACTATATTTTTCAATAAACGAGATATTATAGTAGCAGATACAATATTAGAATTATTTCGTATACGTGAAAACATAGAAAATTTTAATAAAAAAGCTTTATATATTTTAATAAGAGAACGTACTGGTCTTAAAACACAGAATATAACTAAAGTACTCAATGTCATGCGACGTGATTATATGAAAATGTATGCTGTATATCGCAAATCCGGGCATATTATTAACATAAATCATTAGTCCTTATATTTATATAAAAGGATTTCATGAATACAGATTTCGAATTATTTCAAGGAACAAATTTTTCTGATTTGATGCGTGACATATATCATAATCAAAAAAAGAAATCTAGACAAATTGACGGTCTTATAAAAGAGTTACAACCGTTAATAAAAAATTCAGGTGATGCATCTGTTCTAGTTCCTATGATAAAAGATTATCTAGAAGTTTCTGTGAAAAATGATGATGCTTTAGTTAAATTAGCAGCAATTGTACAGCGTTTAATATCTGCAACAAATAAAGAATCTGATGATGGCGAATTTGGATTATCTGACGAAGAACGTCGTAGGTTATTAGAAGAAGCTGAATCTGAAGTTAATAAGCTTCAAGCTGAAAGTAAGGAAATAGATGCCGGACAAAATCGACCTATTGATGGGTCAGGTAGTTCAGACCGACGACCCAACTCAGTTTGATGAATTTAAAGATCAAAATGATATAGATTATTTACCAGGTACAATAATTGTTAGATTACGTGGTACTGGTCATTCTATCGCACAAGAAGTAGCTGCAATACCAGCAAATCCTAATTTTCTTAATATACCATTATATGGCGAACAAGTAATTGTTTTTAATGCAATAGATGGTCGTACAGAAGATACCAAAACTGATTTATATTATTATATGCCATGGTTAAATGCTCATGGCATGATGAATAATGGTATAATGCCATACATTCATGATACAATACCAGAAGATAAAGGATATGGAACATACGCCGTATCATCTCCATTCAAAAGTAAAGAACCAGAACAACGTTCATTCGAAGAAAAAAATATAGTAACAATACAACCTTATCAAGGAGATAGTATAATACAAGATCGATTTGGTTCTTTGTTACGGTTTACTAGTACTCATAAAACTTTAGATCCATATTCTCAAGAACCATTCTGGGATAGTGAAAATGCAGGCGATCCATTAGTTGCATTATCATGTGGCGTTGATGGTACCGAACAGGAAGGATATTTTACTATTGAAAATCCGGATAAGGATGCGGCATTTATTTATTTATCAAAATCACATAAAATAAGTAATCTAACGTTGGCACAACCAAAAGTAGGAAAAGAAGTAAAGCCTGTTAGTTCGTATGATAAATCTCAAGTTATTATAGGTTCAAATCGTTTAATTTTTAATGCGCGCACAGAAGAAATTGTATTAGTTGCTAAAAAAGATGTTAAAATTGCGACACCGGCTTGGCAAACTGATATGGATGAATTTTTTACATTGATGTTAGCATTTTTAGATGAAGTGATAAAACAAAACCTGAATATACAAGCAGGTCATGCGGAAATAGGAACTGTGGCACAGGAAAATGCATTGGAAACTCATATTTCTCCGGAAACCGGTTTGCAGACTAGTCCTCCGACAAATAATGGACAGTATGTGGCATCAAATGTTCGATCGACTGTAGCTAATACAAATGAATCATTAGATATCGAATCTCAACTTCGATCAATACGCGAAGACTTCGCAAATATGCGCCAATAATATAGTGTAACCATATTTATTAAAAAGGATAATACTATGAGTTCAAAATCATTTACAAAATTATTACGTAAGATTATTCGTGAAGAAGTACAGACAGCTGTACGAGATGTATTAACAGAAAACGCGACAAATCATAAACAAGTTATATCACATGGATTGCAAATGAATGAAATGGCAAATACTCGTCCTAAAAAACAATTCACAAAAAATTCAATGTTAAATGATTTATTAAATGAAACAGCAGCCGCTCCAGTCTCTGCAGAAATGACAGATTGGAATACAATGAATTTCAAATCAGAAATGGCACAAGCTTTTGGAATGGAAACTTCTCCTTCAGTTGTTCCCATGACAGGTATTAATGGAGAATCAGTTAATATGAATAATAAAAAAGTGGCTACCACAGTTAATGCAATGACAAAAGATTATTCAGCACTAATGAAAGCGATTGATAAAAAGAAAGGTAAATAATGTCAAGACCAGTTTATCGATATCAACCTATTAATGAAACTCCAGATAAAGCAATTGGTATATTATTACCATTTAATAATTCTGCAAATGCGCGATCAGCTGATCCAAATTTAAATTATGCATCTGGAAGTAGTTCCGGAAAACAATTATTTGGTCAATCATTTTCTACTGAAGAACAGGTTATATCAAACTTAAAAAATTTGTTATTGACTCGTAAAGGTGAACGAGTAATGGAACCTTTATTTGGTACTGATATTTTTGATAAGTTATTTGAAAATAATACATTAGATTTAAGAACATCATTGCAGAAAACATTAACAGAAGATATTGAATATTGGTTACCATATATTATCATAAATGGTATTGATATCACGTCAAGTGAAGATATGCATACTATTACAATATTAATACATTTTACAATAACTAGTATAGGTGCAAATTTAGTAATTAACGTATTGGCATCCGAAAATTCATTAGTGGTAAGTGATGCAACACCGGATTTAGAATTACAACCTATATCAACAGATGGATTATTGTAAGTAAGAGGCAGCTATGAGCAATTTAATTAAAAAAGATGTTAAATATTTAAACAAAGATTTTGCCCAGTTTAGACAAAATTTAATAAACTTTGCAAAAAATTACTTTCCAGATACATATCAAGATTTTAATGAATCATCTCCGGGAATGATGTTTGTAGAAATGGCATCATATGTAGGCGATGTTTTATCGTATTATGCTGATACATCATTTCGTGAAAGTTTATTAAATTCGGCTGATGAATCGTCTAATATATTAGCATTGTCACAATTATTTGGATTCAAACCAAAATTAAATTCGCCAGCGCGATGTAAATTAGATGTTTTTCAATTAGTTATTGCCTCTGGTAGTGGAGAAAATGCTGCTCCAGATATGGAATATGCATTATCTATTGCATCAAACATGGAAGTGTTAAGCGACTCCGGAATCAAGTTTAGAACATTAGAACCGGTGGAATTTAATGATGATCCAGATATCTCTGTATATGAAATTGACGGTGGCGGAGAAGTTGCTCGTTATTTACTTAAGAAAGAAGTTACTGTAGAATCTGGTGAAATAAAAGAATTAACATTTACATTTAATGATCCAAAACCATATGATAAAATAGTGTTACCAGAAACAAATATTATTAACGTAATAAGTGTTAAAGATAGTGCAGATAATACATGGAATGAAGTTGATTATTTAGCGCAAGATACTGTCTTTGAAGATATAGCAAATATAGCATATAATGATCCAGAACTTTCCATATATCGATCTACCGTACCTTATATATTAAAATTACGTAAAACACCTAGACGATTTGTTACTAGATTACGTGATGATAATCGATTAGAAATACAATTTGGTTCGGGTATATCATCTGATGCTGATGAAGAAATTATTCCGAATCCTAAAAACGTAGGTTTAGGATTAGAATATTTAAGGCGTACAACTACAGATACAATTGATCCTTCAAACTTTTTATATACTAGTACTTATGGTTTAGCTCCTTCTAATACAGATTTAACAATACGATATACTGTAGGTGGATCTGTAACAGAAAATGTAGGAGTAAATACTATAGCTACTGTTGGAAATGTTACATATCTTAACGAAGTTACAGGAGTTGATTTAACAGATTCTAAAGCATCTGTAGCTGTTACAAATTCAGAACCAGCACTTGGAGGTAGAGCTAAGCAAGACATTGAAAGTATACGACAAAATGCCATGGCCACGTTTGCAGCACAGAATAGAGCAATTACTCGTGAAGATTACATTGCTCGTGTATATGCCATGCCATCAAAATTTGGATCTGTTGCAAAGGCTTATATTATAGGAGATACTCAAATTAATACATCTGATATGGTATATCCTCGCGATACCATTGATAATCCGTACGCATTAAACATGTATTTATTAGCATATGATGAAAATGAACAATTTACAGAATGTAACCAAGCTCTTAAAGAGAATATAAGAACTTATATATCTCAGTATCGTATGTTAACAGATGCTATTAACATAAAATCAGCGTTTATAATTAATTTAGGAGTAGATTTTGATATTATACCTAGGCCAAATTTTAATAGTAATGAAGTTTTAATAAGAGCAATTGCAAAGTTAAAAGATATAATGTCAAATGATAAAATGCAAATAAATGGTCCTATCAATATATCATCTTTAGTTAATGCTTTAGATTTAGTGGAAGGTGTACAAAGTATAATTAACTTTAAGTTTTATTGTAAATCGGGTGGTACTTATTCTAATAATAAATACGCTGTAGATGCGGCTATTAAAAATAATATTTTATATCCGTCATTAGATCCTAGTATATTTGAAATTAAATATCCGGATAATGATATTAAAGCACGAATTGTAAAACCATAAGGAAATAAATGTATAGAATATTTTATGCAGAAAGAGATACAACATTATATGAAAGATTTCCAGAATTAAATTCTGGTATTGATCAGATATTAGAATTAACAAAAAATGTATCTGGTTCACGTGTAGAAGGTATAATACGTGGAGAAACATTTAATACTAGAATACTATTAGACTTTGGTTCTGAATTAACTGTATTAAAAAATGCGATTACTGATGGTACTATACCTCCAATTGGAAACTTATACCCATCGGCATCGGTATTTTTAACATTAAGATCATCAGATGCAACTGATCTGTTACAACAATATACATTAAAAGCATTTCCAGTATCAGAATCATGGAATAATGGTCAAGGATATGCACATGATATACCACAAAGTTCTATAGGCGCGTCATGGTATTTTAGAGATTCAAAAGATTTAGCAACATATTGGAATAGTGGATCTGCTCATAGTAAAGGAAATTCATCAGGAGTAACTCGACAGCTTGGTGGCGGTGCATGGATAACTGGTTCTACTTATGAATCATCTCAATCATTTCAAAATCAAATTCCGGATATTCGAATGAATGTTACAGATATTGTTAAACATTGGGTAGATGAAGATATTG